GTATAATTACTTAAAATAAAATATTAAGTTATTATATAATGTATGAAAAGGTAAAACCGCCAGATAAATATCGGTGCATAAAACTTCCAATACAGAAAATTATAAAATCAGATTTACCGATTGATGTTTTAGAAAGGATTAATGACGCAGTTTCAAGAACAAATACAATAACTACAAACTCATATTTTTTATTGAGATTATGGGTGCTTCAAAAGTATCATAACAATCAGGAAATACCTATTATAACAGAAGATACAATTAGAATGTCTATGAAGTCATTAGTGAAAGCATCAGCGGGACCGAAACCCAAAGGAAATAATTTAGCACTACTCCAAGAATTTCAAAATATTGGTAATTCTATATTTACACTACAAGATGGTAAGAATTTATCTGCTATTTTAGATTATTATGCTACAACGATGATTACTGCTATTGAAAATAACATCAAAATGCACTTTATTGACTACATTAAACGATTTGTTAATTCTTACTTTAAAAATGTATACCAAAATGAACTTCAAAACAAAGATTTCAAGAAACAATTTTATAAAGAACTACAACAAGTAAAAAATGACATCATAAATGATTCTGAAATTTTAACATGTGATGAAAAATACCATACTTGGTTAAATGATAACAGATACAAAATTGTTCCAGAGAATTATGATACAAGTTATTTTTATGATATAAAGGTCAATCCACAGAAATATTTGAAACACATGATATTTATGAATTTGCAATTAGAAGAAGTGAATACAAAGATGTTCCAGTTTTTTCCACTTCAAACCCATCTAATACCAAGGCATATACAAATAGATACAAAATCTGTTGTAGAACTGCTTATTGATACTGATAAAAAACAATATTTTGATAATATTGAAACAAATAAAGATAAATTATGGAATACATTTTTTAAACTGCATCATATGAATAAGTATGTGTTTGATTATACCATTATAACCGATGGATATTCGGTTTCATTACGATTTTTACATACTGACTTTGTAAATGAAGAAAGAATAAAGAAAGATAAGATGAAGAATGAAAAGAAACGAATGAAAGGACTAACAGAAGAGGAAAAGGAGATTAAAAAACAAGAAAAGCAAGTGCAACAAAATAGGTTAAAAGAAGAAAACAGAAAAAGAAGAGAATTACAAAAGAAAGAAACCAAAAAAGAAGTATTACACGAGTTTCCGTATATTGATGAAGTTTCAAAGGATTTTTTAGATGGAAAACATTTATTTATTGACCCTGGAAAAAGAACATTATTACAAATGATGGATGATGATGGTAATTATTTTTCATATACAAATAAGCAACGAATAAAAGAAACCAAGCGGATAAAATATTCATCATTATTAAAAAATTATAAGGATAAACAACACATTACTGAAATTGAAAATACATTATCATTATTCAATTCAAAAACATGCGATATTGAAAAATTTAAAGAATATATCAAAGAAAAACTAAAAGTAAATGATGCGATTGCAAAATTATATCAAGATGAAAAATTCAGACAATACAAATGGTATTCGTATATAAATACAAAAAGAACAGAGGACAATATGTTAAATAAGATTGAGAACAAGTATGGTAAGGACATAAAAATCATAATCGGTGATTGGAGTATTGGAAAACAGATGAGAAATTTTATATCAACTCCAAATTTATCAATAAAAAGAAAAATAAATACCAGATTTGAAGTTTATAATATAGATGAATTTAGAACATCATGCTTGAACTATAAAACAGAAGAATTGTGTAATAATTTATATTTACCAGATAAGAGAAGCATAGAACGAAAGATGCATTCAATCCTAACATTTAAAATGGAAAACAAACGGAAGGGATGTATCAATCGCGATAAGAATGGATGTAAAAATATACAAAAGGTATTTAATCACTATATAGAAACAGGAGAAAGACCTGAAAAATATAAGCGTGATTATAAGTTTCAATAAAATATACTAACCACTACAATCGTAATTGGTTGTAGTCGTCAAATAGTATAATGCTCTTTAAGAGTGCATTTATATTACCAAAAAGATTAACTGAACGATTTTTATTTTTTTATAGAAAGTTTGTCTCATTTTTCTTTTCGGTCGGTGTAATATGTTAAAAAACTAACAAATATGCGTTTGTAACTTATATGTTTTTTAGTATATATTATAAATAACTAAGTATATATAAATATACAATATACAATAATGAGTGTAGGTTTAGAATTAGCAAAATTTGATATGAGGTCAATTAGTTTTCGCCCTGACGAAAATAAAGGACCCGTTATTGTTCTTATCGGACGACGTGATACAGGAAAAAGTTTTTTAGTAAAAGATTTAATGTACTATCATCAAGATATTCCCATCGGTACTGTTATATCCGGCACAGAGGCAGGGAACGGGTTTTTCGGAGAGCATGTTCCCAAGTTATTTATTCACGATGCTTATAATACGGCGATTATTGAAAATATTTTAAAACGACAAAAAGCCGTATTAAAACAGATGAAAAAAGAGATAGAGTCGTATAAAAGAAGCACAATTGATCCACGAACATTTGTGGTATTAGATGACTGTCTTTTTGACAATAAGTGGACCAAAGATGTTATGATGCGTTTACTTTTTATGAACGGTCGTCACTGGAAAATCATGTTGGTAATTACAATGCAGTATCCTTTAGGTATTCCGCCAAATTTGCGAACCAATATTGACTATGTTTTTATTTTACGCGAACCATATATTGGGAATCGTAAAAGAATCTATGAAAACTACGCTGGTATGTTTCCAACATTTGAAAGTTTTTGTCAAGTGATGGACCAGTGTACCGAAAACTATGAATGTCTAGTAATAAAAAATAACGCAAAATCAAATAAGTTACATGACCAGATATTTTGGTATAAAGCACAAACACATGGTCCATTTAAATTAGGCGCAAAAGAATTCTGGGAAATGTCGAAAGATATTCATTCCGATGACGAGGAAGAACAATATGACCCTGCGAATATTAAACGCAAAGGTCAAGGTCCAAAGATTAAAGTAAATAAAAATAAATGGTAGTAACCTACGGTGGTAATATTGCAAAGTAGTTACTTGACTATTCATCCAATAACATTAGCGCCATAGCGGCGTAGTTATGTAAATCAATTAGCGTATCTCTAATTCCTTCATCGCTTATTAAATTTACTCCATTTTTTGTTATAGACATAGAACGTTGCAGTTTATCTTCTATTCTCATTAAAACACCGATAACACCATATTTGGCAAATGCGTCACCATAATCAATATTTTTTTTGGTAAATAACTCTAGAGCCTCACTTTGAATTTTTTTCATTTGTTCTACTCGTACAACTTGTTGTTCTTCTTTGTTCATTTTGTATTTTTATACTTTATACTTTATACTTTATACTTTATACTTTATATTTTATACTATAAATTATAAAATGTATTTATATTATTTTGCATTATTTGCACTATTTACATTATTTTAAAATAAAAAAAACATAGTATTTATAATTTTATACAAAGCTTGATTTAAAGATTTTGTAGATTCTTCTGAACCATTGTTTTCATCATATGTCACGCCCAGTGTTACGCATGGTATACTAAAATAATTTGAAAGTAAAAATGTTATATAAATACTTTCTGGACCTGTCAATATTTTACTAGCATTATTTGTTTCTGATGTATTTGGTGTATTTGGTGTATTTGGTGTAGTCCATGATATTAAGTTATTTAATTTTGTATTAAAATTATTAGAATTATTAGAATTATTAGAATTATTAGAATTATTAGAATTATTAGAACTATTTATGGTAATAGTATCTTGGATTAGATACTTCGTTTTTTTGTATATATAGCTGCATTCAATATAGTTCGGGAATTCTGAATTGTACTTATAATTTTTAAAGTCGCTATGTATAACACACGATGTTATGTGAAAAATATTTTCGGGTTTAAAATAGTTGCTAGTTATAATAGATAAATCTATAATACACGATGGTTTAATTTTGGCAATAACATTTTTTAGTTTTTCTACCATAGATTTTTTGTTCTTGTATTTACTAAAACTACCTCTAGTCAAAAAATAGTAGTTGTCATCATATACATATATAACACCATTTAACAGTTTCATTTTTACAGAATATTCTTTCATCATACCAAGTGTAAATCTAATATTATTTTCAATACTTAGATTATCTATGATTATAAAAGCATTTTTAATATTCATCGATAAAGTAGCGTTATTAAACTTACGATGAAATGGTTTCTGATTTTTTAATAAATCTAGTATCCATGTATTTTCTGATAACTTCGCTGCTTTATGTGTAAAAATACTATTAATCCAATAATAATCTTTTCCGTTTATATTTGTAGGAGATGTTATTATCAAATTATCAACACCTAACACATCTACTGAGTATTTTACATTATCAATAACTAGTTGTATATAAGTATATACTGGTTTTCCTGTATCATTTTCAAAGTAGTAGTGATACCCATTCGGTGTTTTTTCACAAACGGTATCTTTTGGTATTTTTTCAATTAAAAAGTCTGCATTACTAACATCTTTTTTTGTATCAAAATCCAAGACTACATATTTGTCCGTAATCATACCAATTGCATTTTTATTTTTAAACTCAGTATGTTTCGTATTTTTTAGTTTTGAAAAATTCATTATATGTTTTTTTTTAAACTCTTCAAAATATAATATGTTATAGTTTTTAACATTTATTCCCATATCCTGTAATTTATAAAAATCAGTCTTTAATCTATACATATATAATGCATTAGATATCGCCCTATACAAGAAATACATGCATATAATAATAGCAGCTATAATGAATAATAAACAAACTAACTTAATAAATATATTATCGCTATTAAATGATTTGAAATAGTTACTTACTACATATTGTTTTACCTTTTTATTCATGCCAATTAAAAAGCAAATATTATATATTAGTGACATATAATATTTAACATATAATATTTAATAGTTAAAACTTTTATTTTGTTTATTTTGTTTATTTTGTTTATTTTGTTTATTTTGTTTATTTTGTTTATTTTGTTTATTCAATAGTTTCATATCGATTTATGTCGATTTCATGTCGACATCATCTTAATTCTCAAAATGTGTCAGTTTTGACAAACCATGGTCCGTGTTTTTATCAAGAACAACATTCTCAGCCTCAAATATGCTCTTCTTAATATCATCAACTGTTGAATCTTCGTCCAATCCATCAAAATTAGCAACATTTGAAATACCAACTAATTCACCATCAGCATTAATCGTTTGTGTAAGTTTGTTACCAGACTCTTCCGCTTTTTTCATATTCTCTTCAATCGCTTTCTGCCTAGCCTCGCGCACACGTTTATCAAACTCCTGTTTTGCAGTCTCTTCATTTTTCTTTTTATCGGACATAAGTTGATTGAGAGTCTCCTCCATGTACTCGACACGTCCCGTCTTGTATGCCTCTGGATGAAAAGGAACCCACATACCAACTTGTCCTACATAAATATCGTGATTGGGGTCGACCTCGCGCAACAATTTACAGCGAAGTTCCGCCTCGCCTTGTGTAGCAAAAACGCCGCGCACTTTGATGCCTCTCGTAGATGTTTGGAACCCATGTTTTTCGCCAAACTTCTGCTCAAGTTCATCTTCATTGTTATCCAAAAATGTTTTATAGTCATCGCTAATTAGCGTTGCAGATGTTGCGCGAATCGTCTCTCCCTCTTCCTTTGTAAACTCTTGGAAGTCCGCAGTAAGTTTATCGAAAGAAAGAGAATACTTAAATGATACAAAGTTGAGAAACTGGGTAAATTTTTCCATTGACTTTTTGTAATCCCACTGCTTCACAAACTCTTCGAACAAAAATTGGTCTTTTTGTTTGATAATATGCTCTGGTGAAACGAACGAAAGACATACGAATTTTTGCCCAGCAATTGGTTTATCTTCTTCCAATAAGTCGACATATTTGGGGTTTTCTTTTCCATCGGGTAAATATTTAGGAGTAACTCCCTTTGGCAAACTATTTGTTTCAGACATTATATTATATAATTAAATAATTATTTTAAGTAAGTTTACTATTTATTCATTTATTCGTTGTACGCTTACTTATTTATTAAATTTAATAAAATAATAAAATAATAAAATAATAAAATAATAAAATAATATTTTTTTCTACATTATATTTATAATGTACGGAACACTTGACTTTAGTGAGCTTTTTAAGCGCTTTATTAAGTATATTATCGAAGGTCTTTGTGTCGCGATAGTTGCTTATTCCATACCATCTCAGACTCTTAAGTTAAACGAAATTGCGTTGATTTCTCTTGTAGCAGCAGCGACCTTCGCCATCTTGGATGTTTATGTCCCCACTTTAGCTGTTTCTGCTAGAACTGGTGCTGGTTTCGGTATTGGTGCTAACCTTGTTGGTTTCCCCACCCCTCTTAAACTTTAAACAGTTGAAGATGTAAAAAAGAAAGCGTTTATTTAGAAACTATGTAGATAATATTTACTATTTACATTTTATTATGTAAATAATAAATAGTTGTTACTTACTTTATAGAAGACTATTCTTTATTTAATATAAATATTATTATGAGTCATAGTGATATTCCGAGTAGTCAGGGTAGTGTTGATACACTTAGTCCTCTATCATCTGAACAACAACAACAACAACCACAACCTATTGTGTCGGAATAAATACCCAGTTCAACTCCTCGCAAATTTTCTTCCATATATCATCCTGTTCTATCCTCTTTTCTTTATCTTTCAACATCGGAAAATAAGAAAGAAATTCAGTCTTCTCCAGAAGTTCGCACAGTTTATAAACCGTATAATAATAATTCAAAAAATTCACACGGTCATCCGGGCAAAATTTCGCATACGGTCCCTGTATCTCCATAAAAAGATTGCACAACGTCTCTTCTAACTCCGGTGTCATAATCGGCGGTTTAATACCAAGTTTATCTTTAATAAAGGGGATATGTTCGTAATACTTATTATATCCCAATTTTTTAAGAACTTCTTTTGCTTTAGAATTCGTAAATTTTGAGAGAGGGATGCGCTCTTTATGAAGTTGTTGCTTGATATTTTCGAGAACTTCTTCCGGGATTTGCGTAGTTTCTTTTGCCTGAAACTGTGCAAGAATTTCTTTAAAATGGTTGATTCTTTTATATGCATAAAAACACGCTTCCTTCGGCGGTTCTTTATAAGACGGCTTCTCATTTTCGATAAGATAAGTAATCTGTTTTGCACAAACATTGCAAACCATAATCCCCTCATGTTCGACGGGAATCATTTCTCCCTTATTACAAGACTGACATATATCAATGGCATACGTATAGTCATTTATGTTAATAAATGTCTGGTCGAGATTTGTAAAAAACTTTTGAACATTATTGTCATTTGCACGCGTCAACGCATTTTCATCAAATGTATTATCATTTACTTTGAAAAAAGAGTTAAGAATCTTTGTTTTATTTGTACCATTCGTAATTTCTTTTTTGTTTTCAAAATAATCGAAAATAAATTTACTGTTGTTCAGGTAGTAGTCTTTAATCTTTTTTTTATTTTTATAGATTTCCTCTTTTATGTCATATAAAGAATCTTGTAACTCTATTTTATCATTGACCTCCAATATATGTTCGGAGTGATTTAACTGTTTCATTATTTCATTTTTTCTACGAATTAATGTAGGTAATACTTCGCTATTAATCAAATTAAACTCACATTGTAGTTCACGATGAACGCTATCCAGCGTCATTATTCTTTTTTTGTCTACAAAAATTTTTTTATTTGTTTTATGTTTAAAAGATGGCATCTATATATCTATATTTATATATTCACTATATTGTTATAAGTATAACTTTTTTAATATATAATAATTAATAATTATATCTAATTTAATATTTTATGCTACTTTAATATTTTATGCTACTTTAATATTTATATTTTATGATATAATATAAAGTAAATAAAACAAATAAAGTAAAGTAAAATATAATGAGTGAACCAACGAGTGAACCAACGAGTGAACCAACGAGTGAACCAACGAGTGAACCAACGAGTGAACCAACGAGTGAACTTAGCGGTACATTAAAAACAGGTGACATTCTTTTATGCGACAACCTTGAATACAAATCATGGGGGTTATTTAGTTGGTTGATAAAATTTATGACAAAGAGTGATTTTTCACATGTTGGTATGATTGTAGTAGACCCAGAATTCACAGATGTTCCATTAAAGGGTACATATGTTTGGACATCAGGTATTTCAGATATTCCGGATCCAGAAGATAATACAAAAAAATTCGGAGTTCAATTTATTCCATATGAGCATTTTATTTCGACATATAGTGGAAAAATATATGTTCGCAAAATCGAATTCAAAAACACGAAAGAGTACGACAAAATATTCAATAATGAAAAACTGAAAGAAATACATAAAGTTGTATACGATAAACCATATGATGTTGTTGTTACAGATTGGATAGAAGCTTACTGCAAAAAAGACCGTCATCCTCAGAAGACATCGAGATTTTTTTGTAGTGCATTTTTAGGTTATGTATATACAAAGTTAAGCTTATTTGATGACACATTAGACTGGAGTATTCTTTATCCAAGTTATTTTTCTAGTGAAAACAAGACACTTTCTTTGCTTCATGGTGCAATATTATCGAAGGAACACCAAGTAGCAGGATAAGTTATATGAAATAGAGTAGATTATATAGTTTGAGATGTTTAGGTTAAAAGTTTATAATAGAGAGTTTAGAGAATTTAGAGGTTTTTACAAAATAGTAAATAAGAATAATAAGAATAATAAGAATAATGTTAGGAATGTATTAATGTTTTCTCTATAAAAATAAAATAATGTTATCAAATAATTTAGACGCATGTGCTAAAAATGAAAAAACTCACGATATCAATAATGGTTCAAATGTTTTAACTACAAATATAAACATAGATTCTCTGGATATTACGAATATTAAGAGAGAAACATATTATAAAATGAAATTTATTATGAACTGTTTAGAAAATAACATGGCTATAAAGAAAAGAAAAACTATTTTTTATTTAAAAAAATTAGATGATTCAACAACAGAGATTATAACAGAGGATTATTTAAACAAACGCATCATTCATAAAATATATAATAATCGAGCGAATGAATCTGTGAGAGGACAAGGACAAGGACAAGGACAAGGACAAGGACAAGGACAAAATAAGGCTACATATAGTTTAGAAGTAGTGAAAAAAAAAGAAGATATCGTACCATTAAAGGAAGGTGTTCATACATTAAAAATTCTAATAGACAAGGGTAAGTTGGATATAAATGTTGAACAAAAAAATGATATATACTTGATGATATTTTTGATGAATACTTTAGAAAATGGATGGAGTATAAGAAAAAAGAACGACGAGTATGTTTTTAGGAAAAAGCATGAAAAACAAACCGAGATATATTCCGATGAATATTTAGTACATTTTTTAAAGTCAAATATGAATAATATTATTGTGTGAATTGTTCTTACCTCTTATCACTTTAGGAAAATATTAATGAATTAATAACAATAATTACTGTCTACTAATTATTGTTAGTTATTGTTAATCGTTTACTGTTAATCGTTTACTGTTAATCGTTTACTGTTAATTATTTATTGTTAATTTTTAATTATTAATTTATAAATGTTAATTAAGTTTTTTTACAAAATTTTTTTCTTTAGCAATATTATAATAAACAAAAATGGCAGGAGGTCTTATGCAACTTGTAGCTTACGGCGCCCAAGATGTCTATCTTACGGGCAACCCTCAGATTACCTTTTGGAAGGTGTCTTACAAACGTCACACCAACTTTGCAATGGAGTCTATCGAGCAGACTTTTAACGGTCAAGCCGATTTTGGTCGTCGTGTAACCTGCACCATTTCTCGTAATGGTGATTTGGCTTACCGCACTTACCTTCAGGTTACTCTCCCCGAGATTAACCAGTCCATGAAGGGAGCTACCCAGGACGGTGTTTATGCTCGTTGGCTCGATTTCCCCGGTGAGCAGTTGATTTCCCAGGTTGAGGTTGAGATCGGTGGTCAGCGCATTGATCGCCAGTATGGTGACTGGATGCACATCTGGAACAACCTTACTCTTCCCAGTGACCAGCGCTCTGGTTACCACGCCATGGTTGGAAACACCACCGAGTTGACCTTCATCACCGATCCCTCTTTCAATGCCATCGATGGTCCTTGTCAGGCAAACGCCCCTCGTCAGGTTTGCGCTCCCCGCAATGCTCTGCCCGAGACTACTCTCTATGTTCCCTTCCAATTCTGGTACTGCCGTAACCCCGGTCTTGCCCTTCCCCTCATCGCTCTTCAGTATCACGAAGTCAAGATTAACCTTGATATTCGTCCCATCGATGAGTGCTTGTGGGCTGTCGGCTCTCTCAGCTGCGGCAACCCCAACAACGCCAGCTCTCCTGCCGGTGGACGTGTCAACACTGCCTACAACCAGTCTCTTGTCGCTGCCTCTCTCTATGTTGACTACGTCTTCTTGGATACCGATGAGCGCAGACGTATGGCTCAGAACCCCCACGAGTACCTTATCGAGCAGCTCCAGTTCACTGGTGATGAGTCCGTCGGTTCTTCTTCCAACAAGATCAAGCTCAACTTTAACCACCCCGTTAAGGAGCTTATCTGGGTTGTCCAGCCCGATCAGAACGTTGACTACTGCTCTTCTCTCGACTGCAACCAGCTTTTGTACAGACTTCTTGGTGCTCAGCCCTTCAACTACACTGACGCTGTTGATGCTCTTCCCAATGCTATCCATGCTTTCGGTGGACACGATGCTGTTGCCCAGACTACTGGCTCCTTCATCAACGGCTCTGGTCTCTTTAATGAAGCCGGTGCTATCGATGTCTCCAACGTTTACTGGTGGCAGCAGGGCGACCTCGCTGGCGCTGACGGCACTGGTTATGACCAGTCCAACATGGCTCCCGGCTTTAGCGGCAGAATCCCTTACGAGAACTCTGGTGTATCTGATGCCGGTACTTTCGTTCTTACCCAGACTTCTCTTGACCTCCACTGCTGGGGTATGAACCCCGTTGTCACTGCTAAGCTCCAGCTTAACGGTCAGGACCGCTTCTCTGAGCGCGAAGGCACTTACTTCGACCTGGTTCAGCCTTACCAGCACCACACTCACACCCCTGACACCGGTATCAATGTTTACTCCTTTGCTCTGAGACCTGAAGAGCATCAACCAAGCGGATCGTGCAACTTCTCCCGCATTGACAATGCTACCCTTCAGCTTGTTCTCTCCAACGCCACCGTTGAGGGCACCAAGACTGCCAAGGTTCGTGTCTATGCTACCAATTACAACGTTCTCCGTATCATGTCCGGTATGGGTGGGTTGGCGTACTCTAACTAAACGTTTTTTGTTACCATATATGGTCTTGTATTTTTACTACTATTTTAATAATTAACTTTTGCTTGTTGATTATTAAAGCAAAAATAATATATATGGTATAAAGGGCTTAAATAAAGGTCGTTATCTAGAGTATAACGCCCTATAAACATTGACATGGATATTGTAAAAGCATTTAATTCAAATAACTTGCACACAGAAGTAGTTATAAAAGGAACAAAAACTGATCCACTATTCCGAGCGAGTGATATTGGAGTGGTTCTTGAAATTAGTAATATAAGAACATCAATTATGGATTTTGATGAATCTGAGAAGGTAGTTCATAGTATGAACACCCTTGGTGGCAATCAAGAAGTTACATTTTTGACAGAAAAAGGGTTATATAAAATGCTGTTTCGTTCGAGAAAACCTATTGCTCAACGTTTTCAGAATTGGGTGTGTGAAGTAATTAAAGAAATAAGGTTGAATGGAATATATGAATTACAAAAAGAATTAGAACAAACAAAAAATGAAATGTCTGCTATAGAAACCACCAAAAATAAAGAAATGGAAGAAAAATTAATTAAACAAAAAGAATTAGATAATGAAAAATTTCTACTCAAACAATTTAACAATGCTGGGAATATGGTTTATATTATTAAAGTTAAGACATACGAAAATGGTTCATATGTTGTAAAAATAGGAGAAAGCAGAATAGGGATTATGGGTAGATATAATGAACATAAAAGTAAATACGAGGAATGCATATTACTTGATTGTTTTTGTGTAAATAAAAGTAAAGACTTTGAGCATTTTTTACATTGCCATAATACTATAAAACCAAATATAGTAAAAAATCTACCAAATCATGATAGTGAAAATGAATTGTTTTTAATAGGAGGTAATCTAACTTATAAAATATTATTAAAAATAGTTAACGATAATATAGATAATTATAACTACAAAGTAAATGAATTGTTACTTGAAATTGAAAATTTAAAATTTAAAAATCAAGAAAATGCTATGAATACATTTGCAAATAACGACAATGAATTATTAAAGGAAATAATACATACTAATAAAATTTTATTAAGTAAAGTTAATTCTTTAGAACAAACAAATAAAGAAATATTAAGTAAATTAAACTCACAACAAGAGAAAAAAATAGTTACCGGCTTTAATCAACAACTACCTAACCTCGGTCCAAGACTCCAAAAAATAAATCCCGAAACATTAAAATTAGTTAAAGTTTATGAATCCGTTACAGAAGCAATGAATGAAAGTAAAAATATAAAGAGACCAAGTGTAATGAAAGCAATAACAGACAACACTATTTATTGTGGTTTTCGTTGGTTACTAGTTGAAAGAAATTTAGATCCAAATATTGTACATGAAATTAAACCTACAAAAGAAACAAAAGTTCAAAACTTAGGTTACATAGCTCAACTAGATAAAGAAAAAACCAAAATTGTAAATGTGTATATAGACAGAAAAACTGCCGCACATTTTAATGGTTATGAGTCTTCATCGGCATTAGACGGTCCAGTAAAAAATAGTACATTAGCTAATGGTTTTTATTATATATTATATAATAATTGTGACGAAAAGTTAACTAGCAAATTTGAAGAAATAAACGGAACACCAATATTATACAAAAATGGTGTTGGACAATATGACACAAATAATAACTTAATAAAAGAATTTGAATGTAAATACGACTGCATTAAATCATTAGCAATAAGCGATAAAACTTTGACAAAAGCACTTACCAAAAACATCCCGTATAATGGACACTATTATAAAGAACTTGGTGAAAAATTAAAGATGGTATAATAAAGTAAACAAATAAAAAACGAATTAAACACCAACGCAACAATCCTCACCTCACTTCACTTCGCATATACTTTTCAGTGTCCGCAAAATTCGTGGAGGGTAATACTTGATGTCATCCGAAACTATGTAATTTTCCGTATAGTGTATATTTTTTGACGATAACATACCAGTGATGCTTACCTCTATAATATTATAATTCGTATCATATACTACAGCAATATATCGAATATTTCCCTTCAACATTTTCAAGGTTTCACGAACCGTATTTTTCGATGTCGGGAATTTCCATGCACCATTGCTAGCCTGCGACAGAGGACAACTCCCATTTTTGCTACACATTGTTTTCACTTGCACAAATGTGCCACAATAGTCACAGCATAAATCAACTCCCGGATAGTTCATTTGCACTTTGTTCAAATTCGTCCATTTTGTATGACCACACGTTTCGCATGGAATCGTATTGCAAATGAAGTCCTCACCTGCATTTCCTATAGAATGTTTTGTTAATACCTCAAATTCATTAAACCGTAACTTATGGTTTGGTGCTTTTGGTGCTCTTGCTGCCCTTTTTGTTGGCTTTTTTGATGATGATTCTTTAGCGCTTTTAGCAACAGATTTCATTTTCAAAATTGGAAAATAATAGAGGGGTTGATGTAATAACTTATTACGGTTCTGATTACACCTAGTTGTATACACATTTTTGGTTTCAATTTTGTAACAATATAAAATTGAAATGTTTTATATTGTTTAATCGTGATATAGCTGAGACCACACCACACCACACCACGCAATGCGCCCTCTTCAACACGTATATCCTGCCGACCTTGTGCCTGGAAAGACATACTTGATTCAAGAAAAACGCCCCGAATATGCACATCAAAAATTCAAAGGTACGTTTGTCAAAAATGATTATCCACAGCATCCATTACAATGTACGTTAACAAGCTTTACAAATGTCATATGCGCGGGTAATCAAAACCGTACGGAATTAAGAATCCAAGATATATACTGGAACTACTATGAAGCAGATGCAGTTGCGATGGCGTATACGAATCATGTTCTTCGCCAAATTACAGGCGACCCATCTTTTATGATTCAATAACTGCATAATCCTCAAAAATAAATGATGCAAACTTATTAGAGTTATTTTCTTCAATTTCTACATTAAATCCGCGGTCCTTAAACCATTTTTTAAAATAATTAAAAGCATTCCAGTGTTTTACATAACCTCCAATAACTAACAACTTTAGCGCATTTTTAACATATTTTTCATCGATTACACAACATACAGCTTCATCGGTTTCATCGTCTTCATCACCACCTTGATATAATGTCCCCGTCATTAGTAAATATTCAACATCAATATCCTTATTAAATGTTTCCGAAAATGTAAGGATGATTCTATCACGGGAGAACCCTGCATTATGTCCACCAAATCCGAAAAAATATTCATACTCCCATCGATGAATCTGTTTTATAGGACGATGCAGATAAACTTCAAACGGTTGTCCAAAAATAATTATGTTAATTTTAGCAGTTAATACTACTGCTTCTGCATAACTATTATATTTTTCATTCCATTCTAACTTTGGATGAGTTGCGATAAAACGTTTTGAAAATGTATCGTTTAATGTTAAAATCATACATCCCTTTGTAGTGTAAAATATTGATGTTAAATCTTGGAATTTTTTATTAACATCGGTATAATTTATACTAGCACTAGCTACATCTACAGCAATGTGTGCGGCTTCCATTCTATTTTTTATGGTTCTAATTGCTACATAATATGGTGAAGGTCTTTTTATATTGTTTATATATATATTCAACTCAATAACTCAAAAACATGCGACCTGAAAAATATAAGCGTGATTATAAGTTTCAATAAAATATACTAACCACTATTATCGATTAGTAATCGCTATAGTCGTAAAATAGTATAATGATCTTTAAGGGTGCATTTATATTACAAAAAGATTAACTGAACGATTTTTTATTTTTATAGAAAGTTTGTCTCATTTTTATTTTCGGTCGGTGTAACTACCATGTTATAATTTGTTTATATCAATTTTATATATCATATATATCAATTTTATATATCATATATATCATGTATACCATATATATCATGTATACCATATATATCATGTATATCATATGTTAAAATATCCTGCAATACAGCGTCCTATGCAAAAAAGTAAGGTAATGCATACAACGGTTATAATAATTATTATAACCCCTAGTTGTGCACTCATAATACACTATACTACTTATATGTTATATTTTATTTTAATGTATTCCTGTATTAAAATTTACACCTGTATATGTTATACTTAAGGTCCCAATTTTTTCTATATTCACTCAAAATAAGCCCATTATTACGGTGGTATTTTGTATCAGCATGTATATTTGACTGGACGGTCCAGTTACCATATAACTGTTTTAAATATACATCTGGTTCTTTTGGAACAGGATATAAGCTATCATTCATTGCACTTATGTCTAAGATAGGAAATGCGGGATTCGCGTAAATGTTGCAATAATATTCGGAATTTTCGTTTTCTAAGTAAACAGACAATGCATTCCCAGTGTAATTATCAGGAAATTCATTATTTTTTGTTTTCAACACGATACCATGTTTTGATAAGTCTATGTCGACAAGTTTTTCCCATTTTGATAAGTGTATTGTTATGTCTACATTTGTATCATGTAGTAATAACCTTCCTTCTCGAATACATCCAAGAAGAGTACCGCGGTCTAGATAAAATGGGATTTTTTCTTCATCTAACATTCCGCATACCGCATGTAACAGTTTATAGAAAATATTCATTTTTTCAACTAATTCAGGAGAAATAAAAGGAACATTTTTTTTACTTTTTATTTTTTCGGGTTCTTGCTGTTGCTGTTTCAGATGCGGATGCTTCTCACGTAGAACAGGAACTGAAACAGGAAGTGGTACATTGTCATTGTTTACTAAACCAAATATATTTTTCATCATTTTATATTTTATTTTTATAATCTAAAACTATAAATTAAAAATAGGAATTAAATTTATTCTTATAAATAATAATAATAATAATAATAATAATAATAATAATAATAATAATAATAATAATAATAATAATAATAATAATAATAATAATAATAATAATAATAATAATAATAATAATAATAATAATAATAATAATAATAATCATCATCGATGTCAAATGTTGAAACCGAAACTTCTTTCACTAAAAAGCGAAATAGAAAGCATAGTGCTCAGTCACTACCAAATGGTTTAGAACATCATATGATGAAAAAGTATGTTGTATATTATCGCGAGTGGATAGATAGGTCGCATACAAAAGAGCGGGAATATTTCAAAATAGAAAAACATCCGGATTTACCTAAATCGTGGACCTCAAGTAAATCTAATAAAGTTAAGCTAAATGATAAACTGGCAGAAGCGAATAAAATTATTGATGAATTAGAGAAGAAACGGAAAGAGAAGATGGAAAAACAAAATCAAAATACTAATAATATGTGAAATTATTTGTTAGTATAATATATACTTATATATAGTATTGAATGATACCTAAAATAATACATCAAACATGGAAAACATTAGATGTTCCTGATGAATGGAAAGACGCAGTCGAGTCTTGTAAAAATTGGCATAAAGATTATAAACATATTATTTGGTCTCACGAAATGATGGAAAGTTTTGTTAAAAAAGAATATCCTGATTTTTATAATGTTTATATGGCATATCCTTATGATATACAAAGGTGCGATGCTTTCCGATATTTGGTTTTATATAAATATGGTGGTATTTATATAGATATGGATGTAATCTGTAAAAAAAAAATAGATTCGATTTTAGAGTATGATTTGGTATTAACAAAATCATCAAATGTAGAAAATTCATATACTAATTCATTTTATATGGTAATTCCTAATCATCCTTTTATAAAATTTTGTATTGATAATTTACCAGACTATGTTAATTCTTATAAATATTTTGGAAAACACTGGCACGTAATGAATAGCAGTGGACCCAATTTTTTAACAAATATGATAAAAAAATATGGAGAAAAAAATATAAAAAATATGTATGTATTGTCAAACGAAGAATATGCTGGTGATTGTAATGTTTGTAATGAAGATACATGTCAAGGGGGTACTTATTTTTCACATATTAAAGGACAAACATGGAATAGTTGGGACTCATTATTTTATAACTTTTTGCTATGTAACTATAAAAAAATAATAGTAGGATTATTACTTTTAGTTGCTGCATATTATATATTTTTTAGACGTAACAAACTTGTAAAATGTAAGACATACTTTAAAAAAAATACTTAAAAATAAAATATATGTAAATATTATAGCAACGCCTAAGTAGAATGCAGATTTTTATCAAGACGCTCACCGGCAAGACGATTACCCTTGATGTAGAAAGTAGTGATACGATTGACACCGTTAAAGCAAAGATTCAAGACAAGGAAGGGATCCCTCCAGAACAGCAACGCCTCATTTTTGCTGGTAAACAACTTGAAGATGGACGAACTATTGAAGACTATAATATCCAAAAAGAATCAACACTCCATCTTGTACTACGACTTCGTGGTGGTATTTTTTAAAAATATAGTATAGTTTGTTTTTTATATAATATACAAACTAATTAAAAATATAAATAGTATATATTATTATTTATATTTAACTGAATGGAAATATTGTCGAAGTTACCTGTTGATTTACAAGAATATATACTTGTAAAAATTATGAAACAGTATAAAGTACGAAATGGAGAGTATGTTAGACAAATAGATAAAAGCAAGTATGAATTTCTGAATTACATAACACGACCATTTATAAATAAAAATTCGTTTCATTACCACGAAAATATATTTAATAGCAACGAGGATACACGACATTTTCGTTATAAGTTTAATATAAAAAATGTACACGACAGTCCCCTTAGAAAGCAGTCATACGTGGATGATGATATTGTTGAAGTGCGTATTGAATATAAAAATAATATTTATTATTACGATGTTGGTATATACAAACTAAAAATGAAAAATATAGAGGAAAATAACTGTACACCCGAAAAGATACGCAAAGATATATATCATAAAGGTTCATTGGAGGATAATTATTTTTGGGATTTTTTAGAGTTTTCATATGAAGTACAATAGTGCAACTTTATCGCAGATTTAGGTGAAAAAAATGTATATAAATAGTAAGCTAATATACTCAGATGGCATACCCCACGCCCCATACCCCATAATCAATATTTTATAGTTATTTAGAGAAATTACTATAAGATATAATAATTCCAAAAATCCACTGTCACCCCCTCCCACCCAAAAATACTTTTCTCCGTTTAGATAAATGAAAAAATATAACTCTTTTTCTCTTTTTATTCCATTTTTTTTATATGCGGTGGCATCAACATCGGCGTTACCGATAGACATGCTACCGCAACATACCCCGCATCTTAGCACCCAAGATAGCATCCGCGATATTAGTATCATCTCTTTAGGAGATTGGGGGTCAGCCGCACTCGGTGGCTATCATTTACGAAACGCCGAAAATACAGCAAAAGCAATGTCGGTATACGTTGAAAAATATAAACCAAAACTTGTTTTAAATACAGGCGACAATTTCTACTACTGTGGGATTCAAAATAAGAGCGACCCACAAATAAGCGAAGACTATGTCAACTTATTTGGGAATATTAGTTTGCCGTGGTATAATGCACTAGGTAATCATGACTACGGTTTTAATCCTGCAGCACAATTAGAATTAAACCAGACGATTCCGCAATGGATAATGGACAACCGATATTACCACCGTCGCGTTATTCTTTCAAGTACTGATTCAACCATTGATTCAAAAACCAACACGAATATTCCTTTGAATATTATTGTACTAGATACAAATCCGTGTGTAAATGACTATCGCGGCGAAGATCGAGCAAAATGGGACCCTTGTAGTATTCAGTATCCCACTTGCTCCCCTGTACCTGGAGAATGCATGTTTCATGAAAATATTCTCGCACAAGATTGTAAGGCACAACTTGACTGGTTCAATTCGACGCTTTCCGATATTCCGCCCAACGAATGGGTATTTGTTTTGGGACACCATAAAGCAGACGAAATAGATGCCGAAGATTTTCAGTCCGTTTTAAACAGTAGTCGTGTCCACTTGTATCTAAACGGACACAACCATAATTTGGAACAATACTCGATTGATGAAAGCCCCAAGTATATAACAACTGGTGCTGCGGGTATGGTAATAATAGGCTCTACAGGACATTCGTTCGTAAAGTTGCATGACAAATCAACACAGTTCAAATATAAAAAACACAATGTAAAAAGCGTCTGGAGTAAAATCGTCACCGGATTCACAACGCATACATTTATAGATAGTGGAAAAAAAGTGCGCACAGATTTTTGGGATGCGAATCAACACATACTTCACACCTTTACTGTTAGTATGTAGGTTAGTATGCATCATAATATAATAACACTAGCAACAATGTGTTTAGATATTTTCGCAATGTGTTTCAATATTTTCCAAATTTAATTTTTTTCTTAATTCTACTATTAACTTACTAAAATACCCTTTCCCTTGTACAAATAGTTTTGCTTTAACGGCACAACATAAGTCAATGTCAGCGTTACCAGAATCAAAATGTTCAGCATTCAGTGATGTAACTACCTCTTTTAAATAGTTATTTGATAACGTTATACATTCTTCATAGTTTGTTGAACTAGGTTTAGCAAAAAAACATTTACCTAATATATATTTTTTATTATCTTTATTTATACTGTTACTCTGAATAGAATTTATAATACTATTTACACTTAGAGGTCTTTTTAATTTTTCGTGAAACTCATTGCCTGCAACAACATCCCCTAATCTTAGATGTATTACTGTACTATTTTCGATATCTTTTGGTAAAACCTCTTTATATTTTTCTATATATTCTTGTACAATCATAGAAAGTAAATCAATGTTTTTAATATGAGTGTTTTTATTTTTCTCGATTATATATTTACTACCAATTGAGTTAGGGTGGTCGATTAATATTTCATTTTTTTCTTTTGGACTTAATTGTAATAAAACCAAATCACCTAGTCTATATGTTGATACTATTTTGTTACTGAATGTAGGAGGTTGAGTCATTTTTTTAGTTACTAATTTAGTTGGATTTGGATTTTGATTTGGATTTGGCGTGGGTGTATAAATAATTGGAGCTAGTTGACTAAATAGACTACTCGAACTTTTTTTATTTTTTACAGAAACTAATGATATTTTTTGTAAAACAACTGGTTGTTTAAATAAACGCATTTTATATATAGTACAAATAATAAATAATACAAATAATACAAATAATACAAATAATACAAATAATACAAATAATACAAATAATAAATAATAAATAATACAAATAATACAAATAATACAAATAATACAAATAATACAAATAATACAAATAATACAAATAATACAAATAATACAAATAATAAGTTTTTATTATGATATTACCGTAAAAAAACTATTGCATAATATTTCATTTCACTATTATTATCAATATCTGTATGCTAATTAGAACTAAAAAGCTTATTCATATTTGCAACCTCCGGCTTATTGTCACAGTGAGTAAATAGCGTCTTTATAATTTCATTGTCTCTAAATCGAATTGTATAGGTTTGCTGTAGTTTATTTCTTCCAACACGCCCCATAGCCTGAATCGTTTTTTCTTGTGTCATCGTACTCAAGTCTTTGCTAATATATCCATGACAAAACTGATAATTTGTTCCGTATACGTAGTCCGAAGACGCAATAATAACATATAATTTTTGATTCTGCGCCAGCTCTTTAATGATTTCATTATATTTCACGTTTGTGTGATTCGTTATCGCACCAATTCCCATCAACAACAGTACCTTCCAATGGTTATCAATTTGCAGCAACATAATTTTTTCCACCGTATTTTCATCCAAGTTCGCGGAAAATTCGTTTGTGTATTTGTCCCTTTTTGTCCATCTTATGATATGGTCTAGTTTATTCGGTACAAATACATCACTCAATGATATTCTTTTCACATTTGCTCTTATCATATCTATAAGTTGTTGTTTTTCTCTTATTTCTCTAGTATCTACAACTATATTACCACCTCCGCTTTTCCCCTTTGTTCCATCTTTGCCATTATCCTTTAACTTCTCTTTTTCTTCTTCTATCGTCTGAATTTCTTTTTCCAAAACGTCAATCTTATTTGACAGTGCATTATTATGTTCTATAGAGTTCATTAAATCGTCAATAACTTCAGCAGGAATTTTAGAATTTTGAATCGCAAACTTTGCCACCTTTTCAACATCATTCGTCAAAAAAATTGTCGGTCCATCCGTAAGTGTATGTGCATCTTGTGTTGTAAAATAAATATTCGATTCGTGTACCTTGACACGTTTAGTTTTCATTTTATTGAAAAGTTCGTCCCACTTATCTGGTATAATATTTTTAAGAAGAGTTAAATAGTATAACTTTATATTTGTCATCGTAATATCCATCATATCAGCAAAGTATCTTTCTAATGAGTATCTTGAACTTGTGTATAATTTTTCTTCATTTACAACTATTATAAATTTTACTATTTCGTTCAAGTCAAAATATCGCAAAAGTGTTTTATATTCTTCACAGTGTTTTGCCGACTTTAATACATCACTATACGACTCGAATAGAAAATGTGGCAACTCCACATAACCATCTTTATTCACAATCGGAATTGACTTTGAACAATCATGGCTTACAATAGATATAATTTCTGCTCCAATAAATCTTGACCTGAAATCCGAAATAGTTGTCTGTATTTCATTCTCATGTGGAAGGGTTGCCGACGACAATACAACATTCGGAATCTGATTTTCGACCCAGTTTTTCTTGATTAACTTATGAAAATCGTGTTCACCATAATCTAGCGAAATCGTGGGTTCGTCGAAATACGCAATAATATTATTCACGTTGTTAAACGCCTTCATATACAACATCGCGTGAATATATGACTTGATATCACATATCATTATTTCTACTTCATCACCTACTGTATTATCCACCTTGCGAATCCGTCCATTTTTGTCACGCGTAGCTTCCTTTACTGAATAATAATGAAGTCGAATGTCGCTCACGCTGTTACAACCAAACGCAAATGCAATCTTTTTCATCGCACTAATCGCCGACTTTGCTAATGCAAGACCCACGTGTCGCGCGGCACATACAAAAATAATTCTATATTTTTTAGTTATAAACCCTCCAACTGATGGGTCCGGATTGGGGAAGTTAAATGACTCAGATAATCCAATAGGAGTTAGCGTTTTACCTGTACCTGTTGGTGCGATATATAATATAAGTTTTGGATTCGGATTTTTACAAGCAGTGAATATTTGTTTTTGATGTTCATATAGAGCAAAGTCTTGATACTTAAAAATGTATTCGTTTTTTTCAATGAAATTGTAAGAATATTTAATAAATGTTTTTATTTTAAACTCGCTCTCATATTTTTCTAAAATACTGTTTACAAAATGAATCACATACGTATTCAGATGGTCGATTTCATTATTTTTCATAAATTTTAGAGTATAGTAATAATAATACCAGTTCGCTTTTCTGTCATGATAGTGTTCTAATAGTTGCTCTATAATATCTATCAAAACAAACTCGTAAATTTTATCGTTATCTTCTTGAAAATTATTATTCACTATTCTCATTTCATCTATTTTTTTTATTTTTAAATTTTTATTCTTTCCAATCACCTCTTCGCAGTTGTAACCAGTATAGTCATATTCGCTGCATATTTCTTCTATCTTTTTTTTAAAATATTTATTGAAAAGAAACACCATGATTTCTTCTGTAGTCGATGTCTTTAAAATTCCTATAATAGACTTTGCAGAGTTATACTTGATATTTACATTCGAGAATCCCTTTTTAATTAAGTTCAAAATTTCAACTTCGTCTTTGGATTCTGGTATTTCCATATAGTCCCATTCTGCTTTTGATAACTTTTTTTGATATAAGTCAATATGTATATCTACTTCAGGTTCACATGTTTTATCATTTCTATTTTTTACTGTTTCTCTGTTTTCCGTCATATTGTGTTGTAAGTATAGTTAGTTATAAATAAAATATGTGTTAAGATGAATGAAGCTCTATGTGTATCGTTATATGTTTTTAATAAGATATATTTAACCTACTTTAATATATTATATAAAATAATATAATATAATAATGGTATTATCTGAGTATGTAAAATTGAAAAGAAAATATTTAGTATATTATAATCCAAATGACATTGTTATCTTTTTCTGAAAACACAACTATGACTAGTCGTGACGAATCTTCTTCTTCTATCACCGTATCAGCATCAGCATCAGCATCAGCATCAGCAGCGGTGTCATTAACTCGCCCTCCTGTCATTATAAGTTTTGATGGAAATATTGGTTCAGGAAAATCGACAAAGGTCAAAGATATTGAAAAATACTATAGAGAGCAAGGTAGAAAAGACATTATCTTCATTCAGGAGCCTGTTGACTCGTGGAACTCGGTTGTCGACGAAAACGGTGTTACTATTCTTTCGAATTACTATAAAGACCAAAAAAGGTTCGCATTCAGACTTCAGATGCTTGCCTATATTTCGCGACTGTCGCTGCTTCGTGATGCTGTTAAAAAAGGTTACAAATATATTATTACTGAAAGGTGTGTTGGAACAGACAAAAACGTATTTTCGAAAATGTTATATGACAAGGGTGATATAGAACATGACGAATATATTATTTACAAAAAATGGTATAATGAATTTATAAGTGACGTACCAATAGGAGCAATTGTATACATAAAAGCATCACCTGAAACGTGCTTACACCGTGTAAATATTCGCGCCAGAGAAGGAGAAAATATCCCGCTTGAATATTTAAAACAATGTGATAAATATCATAACGAATGGATAGACAGTGAAAATATCCCAAAACTTGTTATTGATGCTGACATAGATTTAAACAAAAATCCCGAAGCAAACGTTGGAATACTACAAGAAATAGATAGATTTATTATGTCATTATAGTTTCAAAATCATTGCCGTCATCGTATTCTCATGTCGATTCTCATGTCGATTCCCACGTTGCCTCTTATTTCCCATTATTTCCCATTTTCAATATACTTAATATCAAGTACTCTACATGAATTATATTTTAATATATCCAGCTCTTTACTAGTAGTTGGAAATAATTCGCTACCATATATATCTTGTAGTAGTAGCCATTCAAACATCCCCCCTACATATATATAAACATTTGTAAACCCTAATCCTATTAGCTGTTCATATTTTTTATATGTCTTTTCATCATTAGAATTTTTACCGTATAATATAATATTTTTATTTTTATTTTTTTTAATAATTGAATTTATAACTTTCTCTTCATTATCTATTTGAATTGTATTTTTTATTAGACACTTTTGCATATTATCATCTAATGTATTTATTATAATATAGTTATCGTCATTATTTACATTACAAGCTTTTTGCATATCTTCACAATTTATTTTTCTTATTGATAACTTATTTCCCATTATTTATATTAAAAATTTATTTCTAATAATAAAAATACTGTAATTATATTTTTATTATATTTTTCTATCTTTTATTTTTCTATTTATAATAACAATAACTCTCTACTGTTCCATTTATTTTAACTAAAATTTACTACAATTTCTACTTTTTCTTTTTTAATACTTTTTGTCGCAGAAACTGATAACTCTTCACGTTTTTTTCTTGTCTTATTATTTGTATCACCGATAAAATGACCCGTGCATGAATTTTTATTGGTATAATTACCGTTACCATTATCGTTATCGTTACCGTTTATGTAATTTTTACCGCTTTTATTATTTATATTATTCACATCACTCACATCACTCACATCATTCACATCATTCACATCATTTGTGTCATTTATATCAATATTTACAGAATCAGTAGATGAACTAGAAATGGAAGAACCAGACAACGATTTGTTCTTTGAAGTGCTGTTCCTATTATTCATATCTTTTTCAATATTTGAATAATTTTCTTCTATATAACGAATTACATTGTTTTCTAACGCCCATTTAAAAAAGTTTAACTGACCTATTGTCGTCTGAATATATTTACCATCTTTATATGGAACTGTTATTCTATCCCATCTACAAAAAGGGTCGAACCTTTTTTTTGAATATGCTTTCAGTTTTAACTTATAATCTACATATACTTTAAAGCGACGCTCCGTGTTTGGTATCTCATATACTGTATAATATTTTTTCGCATAGTTAGTTGCAAACCAGTCTATTATCCTTAAAGAAATTTTTGACTCTCCGTTTATTATTCGCAGCATATAGTCCATATTATTACTTTCTTGGTAAAATTTTAAAAGGTTATTTAATAAAAGGTCGTTTTGGGTTGTATAATTAGAATATGTGGTACTAGTAGACATTTATATATTTTTATTTATTTGTAGTTATTAAAATAAAGTTGATTTTAAATGCTTTTTGTGTAATTTAAAATAACTATAATATTTACAAATAACTATAATATTATAACATTTTACTGTCAATGGTTTTACTATCGTAGATTTTATCATCGTGGTCTTTTTTTATAAATTTCATCTGTTTCCCCATTTTAAACCGGTCACTATCCATCCTACCTCTTCTCACATTACAATCTAAGCATGCAATAACTATATTGTCATTGTTGTGTCCATAGTTGTTATCAATTCTATCGATTGTCCACTGCGTCTTTGATAATACTTCGTTATATATAATATAGCATTTTTTTTGACAATAATAACATTTTAACCCACAACCGGTTAACTTTGACAATACATGCTCCATGTCAATAAATTTATCTTTTTCGTATAGTTCTTTTTCTATATCTTGTTGTTTGTATCCATTTATTTTTTTTTCGAGTTCTTTTGCAAAAATCTCACGGTTCTCTAACGGTCTCACGTCCATATAAAGCTTGTTTACTACAGATATTTGCTCGTCATGACTCTCGTAAAAGGTAATAATATCCTTTGAAAACTTTTTCAAAGAGTTTCTCTCGCATACCATATCTGGATTTTCTAAAGTTTTTATCTTATCCATATTTCTTTTTCCTGTTATTGAAATTGATTTCATGGTTTTGTGTTTTATGTCATAAATATAACAAATAGAAAAAAGGTTAAACTTTACTTTATATATAATATATACAAAATGAATAAAGATAAAGAAAAAGAAATGAAAGATTTGAAAAATATAAAATATAAGTCAATGCTTTTAAGTAATAGTAACTATAATAACTTAAGTCCAAGAGACACAAATGACGTAAATAATATTAATGATTTTCTTGAAAAAGAAAAACAAACACACACAAATGAACATTGGAGTAAACTAGACAAAACAATCAAAATTCAAAAAATTCGCGTTTTTATCGAAAATTATTCCACGATTAATAATCTTACAGCAAAAGAGTCGAAATCATTACTTTCGTTTTTAACCACAAGCCTTGACCAAAAACGTTTATCAAAAGTAAAAGATGTTATTTATGACCGCGAAAATGGTGTTATAAAGTCAATACCTTGTCTTTTATTTAACCAAGTTAACCGTAAATTTACTCTAAAAAGGTGTGAAAAACGGCAGTCTACATTAAAATGTCTTCCACCCAAAAAAACAAATAAAACGCGTGATAATAAAGGTGTAAAGTTATCTACAATATCTGGGGTATCTTCGAACGCGAATTCGAGAAATAATTCTAACCATAATAGTGATGATGATAGCAAGTAGTGTGTAAAATATTCACAGTTATATATTTGCCTGAATAACTATTTATTTTCATCTTATTATAAAATTGATACTTACTTAGAAATATTTGCTTATTTATATTAACCAATCCTTTTAAGATACCATAATTCTTCGTTAAAAAATTCTGTAAACCATCATGAAAGATGTATCAGTTCAAACAGATGATATTTTAATAAATGGTATTCCTTTGAATGAATTTATTAAAAGTAATACCGACGTTGTGCAAATTAATGATTCTGTTTGGAATTTTCTAAATGACAATAATAGTGATGGCGATAGTGATGGCAATAGTGATGGCAATAGTGATGGCAATAGTGGTGGTGGCAGTGACAGTGAAAACACTAACAAGATTTGTTCTTCTATTATAGAATCTAATAAACTTGTATGTCCTCCATTGTCCGATGTAGATATACAAGAAATGAGAGAATCTATTTTATACTGCATCGAACAAAATGTAATACATAATCCTCTGTCATTTAGCGACCCTGCGTTTCATGTAAAGTTAGAAAACTCCATATATGAAATTATAGATGAAACATTTTCGTATGGTTCGTATGGTTTGCTTATTAAAAATGACGTATTTACGTTCACAGATGATATGGAAAATGAACTCGAAGATCTTGTAACTAGTTGTCTAGAAGAATATTTTGACACTATTGTTCCACTAAGGTCTTACCCGACCACTTGTGTTTTACGCCAACCAAATGTCGCCGAAGTAACTAAAAAAATAGAATATTTAAAATCAATCCCGCAAGACGAACAAAGAACCGCAGGATGGTATATTTTCCGGAATAAACTTATTACGGCAAGTGCTGCATGGAAAGTATTCAAGTCAGAATCATGTGTCAACCAGCTTATTTATGAAAAATGTAAACCACTTAACATTAGCATTACATCTGCCTCATCCATCGGTGAAATAGATGAGATGGATGATGCGGAAAGGAAAAAAGAACAAGTAATAGTAGAAAAGTCTTTTGTTAATACAAACTCGCCTCTGCACTGGGGGCAAAAATATGAAAAATTATCGGTTATGATATATGAAGCAACAAATAATACAAAAGTTGGAGAATTTGGTTGTATCAAACACCCCAGGTATGATTTCTTAGGAGCGTCACCAGATGGTATAAATGTAGACCCATCCTCGCCATTGTACGGACGAATGTTGGAAATCAAGAATGTATTCAATCGAGAAATAACGGGAATACCAATTGAGGAATATTGGATACAGACACAACTTCAAATGCAGGTGTGTGACTGCGACGAATGTGACTTTCTAGAGACGTGTTTTAAAGAATACGAAGATGAAGCGGCGTTTTTAAACGACTCCTCTTCCGATAATGACAATGAATTTTATTTAACATCCTCTAGAATGACGAAAGGTGTTATTGCTTATTTTATAAAAGACGGTAAACCGTTTTATGAGTATGCGCCGCTATATTTGACACGTACATGTTATGATAAATGGTGCGAAGAAATTATTGACAAAAATGCGGGAATTACATGGTTAAAAAATATATACTGGTATTTAAGCGAATATAGTTGTGTTCTTATTAGAAAGAATGACATATGGTTTGAAAGTGCGATTAAAAAAATAGAAAGTGTATGGAATACTATCTTAGCAGAAAGAGAATCCGGATATGAACATAGAGCTCCTAAAAAACGAACACCAAAGAAGAAAACGAATGTACCCGACGATGAAGAGACTACCGAAACAGGTTGTCTTATCGTAATATCTGATTTGGAATTAAATTTATAATGCGCGATGATAAGCGAAATTGTACGCAATAGTACGCAATAGTACGCAATAATACACGAATATAAACAATAAATACTGTATAATTATTTATTGTTTCCTGTATTTACGGATATTTTTTTGAATATACTTATTCGGAAGTATTTGCTGCCCACCAGTTAATACGCGTTACATTGGCGTTTAATGGAATGGGGTTGCTTACTACTTCTTTTTTTTGCTCAGTTTTTTTATATGGTGTTCCACAAAATTCTGCCGGCGAACATATGCCTGCATCTGGTGTTGTCCAGTGTCTTATGTTATTTGTCATTTGTTTAAATGAGCTTGGATAAACAGGATAATCTTTCCATATATTAAAATTATTATTTTTTGTAATATCTGTATTTTCCTTCACATTGTAATCCCCGTATAAAAGAAGTTGCTCTCTTCCATTTTTAGTAAAGTCTTCGGGTGAAAGTTGATTATTGTTATTCATATTTGGTGTAAATGTTTCAGTATGATATACTTTTATCGTTCCTATAAAAACTAAAACTAAAAATACTACTAAAACTATTAACATAATATCAATAAAAAATTTTAAGCCATATCTTTTTGATGGTGAGTTTTTCATTTATATGTAGTAATCTATTGTATATATCGTTGTATATATTTTAAAAATATTTTATTATTCTGTTCATTTTATTTATATTTATATAATTGTTCTATTTCTATAGTTATTATATTTCTATAGTTATTATATTTGAATAATATATAGTATATTGTAATATACGTATTCAATGAGTGGAAAAAAAAAATTATTAAGAGAAACGGAAGAAGAATTAGAGGCTCAGCGTGAAAGTGAAAGACGAGAGAAATTGGGCATAGGAAGATTTTCTGGTCAACCTTCTGTATTAAGTCAATCATTGGCGAGTAGACAGTTTCATGAACTTACTCCAGCTAGAATGGAAAGAAGAGCAGAAATGAATAAACCTTATCAATCGCATATAGCTGAACCTGTTCAAAGTGGAATTAGTTCCACATTATTGCATTCGCGTTTGGATAGAGAAGCACTTGAAAAACAGGCTAGATTTTTTAATTTACTAGAAAGTGAATATGGTGCCATTAAAGGAAATGATGAAAGTTACGAAGATGCAATCAACCGATATCTCGACGAAGAAGCAATGCATTTAGCAAATCAACAAAAACAACGTTCGGAATATTTTAAAGCGGTAAAAGAAAAATTAAAAAAGGAACGCGAAGGGTTTTATCCATTCCAGAAAATATACAATGCATACAATGCATTATTTCAACGCAATTATAAAAGTCAATCAGAAAGTCGTCGCGAACAAGAAGAACAAGAAAGACAACAACGTTATGAAGAGGAACATCGTCGGCGACAACAACAATGGGAAGACATGCAACGCGCTCAACGTGAATGGGAACAATATCAACGACAACAACAACAACATTCATATGCACGCGGTGGTCCAGCCCAAGAACCGCCACCACCCTCTGGAAAACGCCCTAAAATGCCAAGAAATAAAGCGTTGGCTTTTATGGGTATTGACCCTCAAACGGCACCTACCGACCGTGATATAAAAAAGGCTTTCAACAGAAGGTCGTTACAGTTACATCCTGATAAAAATTTAGACAACAGGGAAAAAGCAGCAATTAAATTTAAAAGAATGCGCAAGGCATATAATTCTCTTATAAACAAAGGACAAAGTGATAGCGATACGTCTGGTAGTATGGGAGGAAGTACGTTGCGACGAAACCGAAAAAGTCATAGAACTCCTAAAAAGACTCCTAAAAAGACTCATGGAAAAACTCCTAAAAAGAGTCCTAAAAAGACTCATGGAAAAACTCGTAAAAATACAAAAAAATAAAAACTTAAAAATATACTATCTAAAATATACTATCTAAAATGGTATAAATATAATATGTGTAATTATACTATACATTCTATCCCCCTCCTATACATATTATATAATCATGACGACAATAGTTAAAAACGATTCTACCAATGTACATGAAGTAGAGATGCGTGTAAAAAAACGCGATGGTTATCTCCAAGAAGTAAAATTCGACAAAATTTTGACACGTGTAAAAAAGATAGGGCTACAAGCAGGTGTTTCTATCAATTTTTCAGCACTCGTCATAAAAATCATCGACCAGTTGTATGACGGTATCCCCACCACAAAAATCGACGACCTTACCGCCGAACAATGCGCAACACAGTCATCGCAACATCCAGACTACGGCACTCTTGCATCCTATATTATTATTTCTAATCATCACAAAAATACCGACCCATCATTTGTAAGTGTCATGCAACGTCTATATGAATTTACAGATAAAGACAATATTCATACACCTCTTATTTCAAAAGATACTTGGAATACTATTAAAAAAAATAGCGACTTTTTAGATAATTTTGTATCATCGCATTCTAAAAATGATTTTTTATTCGACTATTTTGGTTTTAAAACATTAGAACGCGCTTATCTTATGAAAATAAATGGCGTGGTTCAAGAACGACCGCAGTATATGTGGATGCGTGTATCGATAGGTATACATGGTGAAAATTTGAAAAAGGCGTGTGAGACATTTTTACTTATGTCTGAAAAATATTTTACGCATGCTACACCGACACTTTTCAATTCGGGTACTCCACGTCCGCAGCTTAGTTCATGTTACTTAATTTCAATGGAGGATGACAGTTTGGAAGGTATTTTCAATACGCTAAAGGAATGTGCGAATATTTCAAAATGGGCGGGTGGTATTGGTCTCCATATTCATAATGTTCGCGCGGCAGGTAGTTTAATACGCGGCACAAATGGTTTGTCTACAGGAATTATTCCTATGCTTCGTGTATTTAATAATACGGCGCGATATATTGACCAAGGAGGTCGTCGTAATGGAAGCTTCGCTGTCTACCTGGAGCCATGGCATGCCGATATTGTAGACTTTCTGGACTTGAAGAAAAACCAAGGCGACGAGGAAATGCGCGCACGTGACTTATTTTACGCGATTTGGATTCCTGATCTTTTTATGGAAAAAGTGAAAACAAACGAAGATTGGTGTTTATTTTGCCCCGATGAATGTCCAGGTTTGGCTGATGTATATGGCGATAAATTTAAAGAATTGTATACAAAATATGAAAATTTGGGCAAGTTTAAACGTAAAATAAAGTCACGTGACCTTTGGTTTAAGATTTTAGATAGTCAAATGGAAACTGGAACGCCTTATTTATGTTATAAGGATGCTGCAAATCGTAAAAGCAATCAGAATAATCTTGGTACAATCAAGTCATCTAATCTTTGTACGGAGATTATTGAATATTCTGACAAGAATGAAACGGCGGTATGCAATCTTGCTAGTATCGCCTTAAACCGTTTTGTGAATTATGACGTTGACGTTTGTAACAATGTTTTTAACTATGAACATTTACACGATGTTGTTCGCGTTGTTACTCGAAATTTAAACAGAGTCATTGATATTAATTTTTATCCAACTGAAAAAACGCGGCTTAGCAACTTACGCCACCGCCCTATTGGTATAGGTGTGCAAGGATTGGCTGACGTTTTTTTCATGTTAAACATACCTTTTCATAGCGACGAAGCTATTAAAATAAACAAACTAATATTTGAAACAATATACCATGCTGCTTTATTTGAGTCGAATCTTATCTCTGCAGAACGTTCGCGTTATTTTGCTGCATCTTTATCTTCGTCTTCATCGTCCGAGAATACGAATGTAGACCAAGTACCACCACCACGTGAAGATGTGTTTCAGTTAACAGAGGAAGAAAGTTTTAATCTGAAAAATACACCGGATTTATTGGGTGCTTATTCTTCCTTTATTGGTTCGCCAATGTCGCGTGGTATTTTTCAGTTTGATATGTGGAATGTAGCGCCAACACCTGGACGTTATGACTGGGATTCACTTCGTTCCAATATTATTAAACACGGTATACGAAACTCTCTTCTTGTTGCACCGATGCCTACTGCAAGTACGTCTCAAATTCTTGGTAATAATGAGTGTTTTGAGCCGATTACTAGTAATATATATATGCGTCGAACATTGGCGGGTGAGTTTATTATGATAAACAAATATTTAATTCAGGAGTTTATTCGTTTAGGTATATGGAATCAGAATATAAAAAACAACATTATTGCGAATCGAGGAAGTATACAACAGCTTGACCCATCGAAAGTGCCTGGACTAACAGAACATATTAAAAATAAGTATAAAACGGTTTGGGAAATACCTATGAAACACTTGATAGATATGGCTGCTGATAGAGGGGCATTTATTTGTCAAAGCCAGAGCTTAAATCTATGGCTTGAAGAGCCGAATTATAATACTCTGACTTCTATGCACTTTTATTCATGGGCAAAGGGACTTAAGACAGGTATCTATTATTTGCGTAGAAAACCAAAACACCAAGCACAACAATTTACGATTGAACCGGAACAATTGAATAGTAAAGAAAAAAACGAAGATAATAGTGAAAATATAAATTTCAACGATGATGGCAGTCATGGCAGTCATGGCGGTCATGTCGACGATGACACAGGATGCAGTATGTGCTCTTCGTGAGTTATATTCAGCAACAACTTTCTCGAAACAGTATACGAAAGTGGCGCGACTCGAGTGATAAGTTTACGTCATGAGCCATCTTACAGTAACATTTCAGTGTTACAACTGTATCAGCAAACGAGTTGTGCAAGTTTTTAGGTGCCGGAATTCCAGGGAATAGGTGCTCGTACAATTCCATCAACTTGGGAAATTTGAATCCTTTTGTTCCATTCGAAAATGTATAGTCAATTTTACACAAATCCTTGCTATTTTTCATGGTACAGTAGTCGGCGGGGAAATTCATTTGCATACTGTTGCGGATTCCTTCTACCAAAATGAAACGCTTGTCAAATGAGACATTGTGTCCCACGCAAAGGTCTACACGCCCAAAAGCATCGCGTAGTCGAATAAGTGCATCTTGTATGCATATGCCTTTTTGGTCCATAACTTCGCGTGTAATTCCGTGTATTCCCTCTGAAACAGGGTCGACAATTACCCACGTGTTTAGCTTAATATATGCATCATACGTTTCTTCGAGTTCGCCACTTTCTGTGTTGTATATAATGTAACTTACTTGCATGACATGTGGCCACTTATCTGTGTCATATATAGAAGGGTTGCGCTCTTTGGGTAATCCGGATGTTTCAGTATCAAATACGATAACTTTCATTTTTGTTGTTTGTTTTTTTTGAGGGTGTGAATAAAATGTGCTTTTATAGTTTAGTACGTTTTTCTTTTTGAAAATAATACGCTATATATGAATTAAATGAATCGTTTCATTTCAATTTAATGAAAGTTTTTATTGTATGTAAAAAATATTATATATACTATATATAGTATACATCATAGGTATATATAGTATCAAATAATGGCTGGAAGAAATTCAGGTATAGGTGGTGGTATTTTAGGTTCAGGAATATTCGGTTTTTTTGGAACTACAATACGTTGTGATTCCAAAGACGATTCGATGTATTGTACTATTATGAAATGGTTTAATTTATTAATCGTGTTTTTTGTTGTCGTCTATATTTTATACATATTGTATAACTTTTTTGTTGCTCCGTCCATGAGAAGAAGGAGATGAAATGTGCGGCATGAAACTGCTGTGTTCGACTCCGATACAATTAAGAAAACTCTTTGCATAACCCAAAGCTTTTTCTATGCCACTCACTTATTCCGTGTAGCTTGATACCATCCATATGTTTTTTTGTTCCGTATCCCTTGTTACTTTCCAAGTCGTACCGCGTATTTAGTTCGGGATTTTCTGTGCACATTTGCATAATATACTCGTCACGTGTTACCTTTGCAAGAATCGACGCTGCTGCAATTGATGCGTATGTATTATCACCACTTTCGATACACTTATGCGGTATTTGAATATAAGAGTCGTCGCATAATTTCATCATAGGTATAAAATCATTACCGTCCACAAGTAGATATAATTTATCCGGTGATGTATTCATTTTTTCCATCAACTCATTTACAGCATTGTGCATACAGTCTATTGTAGCTCTGCGTATATTTTTCGTGTCAATATCTGTATGCTCAGCATATGTAACGCTCCAGGCGACGGCGTGTGATTTTATATAGTCGGCTACTTCTTTTATTTTCTTGTCAGAGTGGAATTTTTTGCTGTCTTTCATTTTCGAAAAATCGAACTGTTTGCTATCTTTAGGTAAAACCACCGCTCCTATATATACGCGTCCAAACATGGGACCTCTTCCTGCTTCATCGATACCAACTTCAATAAATGGAACTTGTTTTGTTGATGTGCATATACCGTCGGTTTCAAAATAGGACGACTTTAAAATATGAGACTTTGGTTTATTGAGGTTATCACATGTCTCTTTTCTTTTATTTTTTTGTTTGTTTTCCTCTTTCTTTTTAGTTTCGGTATTAGTTGTAGATGTTGTCAATGACATATTAGATTATATTAGATGTATTTTGTTTTGTTCTTATTTTATAATAATATAAATATATATTAATCAATTTTTTTCCATATATATATTATATTATATTACATTTTATAATGAAACTAACAAAAATTCATATATTTCTGATACTGTTACTTGCGCTTGTATTATGTTCTACTTTAGGTGTGTGTTCCGACCAAGGAATGGAAGGTTTTACGAGTAACCTTAGTGACAAAAGATTATACGAAAGTTATTCCGATTATAATACACAAAAAAATGACGACAATATAAGAAGTGTTAATTTATCAGACAAAAGGTCATCTAACTTTAACAATCCTTTTTATAATAGTGCAAGTTGGAGAACTGATATTGAATTACAAAGAGAAAAAGACAGCAACAGAGAAAGGGATAGAACTGACCTTAATGCGGGAGATGAAAGAGACCGTTCAAATATGAATACAAAAAAAACCAAGTATTCAGATTATAATAGTGACTTTGACTCAAATACAGGATTACTTAATAGGTTGGGTGTATTTGACTCTGTATCTAAAGGAAAGATGAATGCACCGATGTTCAATGTTTCTGATACAACCACACACGCAAACGATAATACAAACGTACAACAGGGGGTTCCAAAAAGTAGAATCCCTTATGGTCAAGAGAATTTATATATTCTTAAATCGGAAATAGTTCCTCCTGTATGCCCTGCATGTCCAGCTGTAAACTGTGGTAGTTGTGCTAATACTAAAAAATGCCCACCATGTCCTCCATGTGCAAGATGCCCTGAACCATCATTTGAGTGCAAAAAAGTGCCAAATTATAATAGTGTTGGTTTGATGAATCAGTTACCGATTCCTTGGGCTGATAAGTTGTAATGTTGGATTGCATTCTTGATTATGATTATGGTTATGATTATGGTTATGATTATGATTTATGATTATGATTATGATTTATGATTATGATTATGGTTATGATTTATGAATTATTTTTTTGAATTAAATAAAATCTCACCGCATCTCTTACGTCTCATGTTTTAGACAATGTGTAAAACATGAACGATTCGCAATATTATTCTCCTCGAACCTTGATGCACTTGTTATCGACTGTAAAAGATGGTTTTCTGTCTTCTTGAGGAACGATTTGTATAATACACTTTGCCTTCTTTCCGTACAATGGTTCAGTGCATCCTTTTTCTTTCCGATTTTTCTGCGTAGTATTGAATTTAAATATTTTGGGTGCATCATTTTGAGTACATCTTGCTCTAAAATGTTCATATCTTTCACGTACATCACAATAAGAAAGTCCTGATTTTTTACCCAACATTTTGTTCACAATTTCATGTAAGTTATAAATGTATCTTGAAAATGTGTCGCGACTTTTCATATGACACCACTTAATTGGATGAGCTTTTAAATTATTCTTTAAATTCATTCGACAATATTTACACGGAAGAACATGAGTGAGATTTTCAACAAATTCTTTATACTGTTTTTTATTTTCATCAGTAGGAGTAATGGGATAATTGAAACTTATCGTATGAAGAAAATGCCACGCTGCAGGTCCCCAAACACTCGTTAACATTCCATCACCGCTCATGTAATCCTTACGCGAAAATGTACGCTTTTTTGATTTTGATTTTGATTTTGGTTTTTCGGTAATATTATTATTATTCCATTTCGTATATCTTTTTAATGTTTTTTTATACGCCATTTAACTATATTTATATATATCTATTTTTATATATATATAACAATAAAATATGTCAAATAATTCTATAGATTCTTTAAGGAATTTTTCTGATTCCGTAAAAAATATTACATATATTATTATATTAGGTTTAATTCTTATTATTGTTACATATGGAACAAAATTAAGTAATAATAACTTTATATCATTGATTCTAAAACTAGGAATTGTCGGGCTATATTTATATGTGTTTACAAGTGTTTACAAATCACTTACAATAATTTTTAATAAAAATGGTCTATTTGTAGACCCGTCTATGTCTAAAGTAAAAATGTTTTTTATACTATACTGTATATTTGAAGTAATAATCATATTTTTGGTTTTATACATTTTATATACAATATTCAAATAAAGTGTTTTATGAACGCACATGCTGACTATATTTAGTCGCTTTTAGTAATATATCATAATAGTCTTTATCGGTAATAAATGACTGAATTTTTATATCTATTATTTTCCCATCAGAACATCGAATAAGCATTTGCAAATGAAATAATGTTATTACTATTTATATTTAGTTATACTATATTTATTTGTATTATAGTTTTAAATTGTTGTAGTAATATATTTAGTGGTATATTATTCGTTTATTCGCAAAACATATTTAATCTTTTATATATATAATAATATAAAGGTAAATGGAAGAATCTGTTTTCAAGTTTAAAAAAGTAATCAACTCTTTACCTACTATTACTAGGTATATTTTAATCGCATCTTTTGCTGCCATTTTAATAGGATGTGCATACTATATTTATAAAACATATATTGTTCCACAGTCTGACAAATCGTACCTAGAAGGATATGCGAATGGCATGAATATACGAAACGACAATCCAAGTGTTGAAGTAGTAACGCTATACTTTTTTGGAGTAGAGTGGTGTCCTCATTGCAAGCATGCTAAACCAGAATGGGAAGCTTTCGTAAAAGAAAATCAAAATAAAACTTTTAATGGTAAGAAAGTGAACTTTGTAACCGTCGACTGTGATAAAGATTCTGCTCTTGCTGACAAGTATGATGTGTCTGGTTATCCAACAATTAAACTAGATACAGGTTCAGATGTTATTGAGTTTAAATCAAAACCAGAAAAGGACGCTCTTACACAATTTTTGAATAGTTCTCTTACATAAAGATAAATAACACATATAAAATGGGGAATATAAGGAATATAAGGAATATAAGGAATATAAGGAATATAAGGAATATAATGAATATAAGGAATATAGAAAACTATGAAAATAAATAAATACAAATACAATAAATGGGTATTTATTTATTATTTATTTATATTATCGAATTTTGATAATCTCACGCATCTGTTACTTCTCATGATGTAAAGATTCAGTATTATCTTCTTGTTGTATGAATGAGTTGCGATGAGAGACGAATGATTCATACAAACTTTCAGCTACTTTTTCACCATATATAACTAAGTTGTTGCGATGTTCTGAAGAATACGGAACCTGTGTCCATGTATCATATGTTTTAAATACACTCATATCACATAATATTTCATATGGTATTTTTTCTTGTTTATGTTCACCACTTATAATACTAAAAATATTACTACTAAGTTTATCTATAAAGTCAATAATGTTAGATTCGTCTGTAATTACACTATCATTTGCGTCATTGGACTGATATTTTTTAATACCCAGTATTTCTTCCCGTTTACAACCTGTTTCTTCTAAACAAATATTAACAGGATAATTGTTACACATACCGCCATCTATAAAACATTTACCGTCTATAATAACCGGTGTAAACACAATAGGAACGGCACCTGTCATACACATTGCTGTAATTAATTCAAGTTCAGGGTATGTTTTATGCGATATAATATGTCGCGTAAAATGGTTTGCATCGCATGTAATAAAGTAAAACTCTATACCACAGTATTCATAAAACTCTTTCATAGTTACATTTGGTGATAATCCTTTTGCTTCTAGCAAAATACCATATTTTTTAATGTAAATAGAGCGAGGGTTAAGAAAACCTTTTTGGTTGTATAGTTCAAGCACATTTTCTACACCGATTTCTTCAAATACTTTTTCCCATGGTCGTTTTACTATGTATTCTAAAATATATTCGTAGTCATATTTTAAAGATAGGTAGACTGCAACTAGAGCTCCTATAGATGTCGCGTAGATAGTTTTAATGTTATTTATATTCCAAAATTCTTTGTCATGTAGATACTTTAAAGCACCAAGCGCGCAAATACCGAAAGGTCCTCCGCCGCCGATAACTAAATGTTGAATTGTCATTTTAATATAATAATAAATTTTAATCATTATATTAACACAATGTAACACAATAGCGATGAAATAAATCGAAACGAGGTTAATTATATATATTTTTTTCTAATCATGATTTAGGAAGGTTATTCGTATATGACATGGACGAATTATTTCGAAATAGAGAAGATAGCGATAAAATAAAAAAAATAAATTTAGAGGAGTTGTATGACAAGAAGAAGACGTATGATTTGTCTAAACTCTCAGTGTTTAATAAGATTTTAAACCGAATTCACGAAAAAATAAAAATAACATCACGTCAAAAAGTAGACACCCAATTTTGTTGGTATGTTATTCCGGAAATTATGCTAGGTGTTGCATCATATGATCGCGCATCATGTATTAGTTATATTTTAGAAGAGCTTACAAGTAACGGGTTTGTTGTCCGATATACACACCCAAACCTAATATTTATCTCTTGGAAGCATTATATACCATCATATGTAAGAACAGAGTTTAAAAAAAAAACAGGTATTGTCATCGACGAGCACGGTAACCGCGTAGACGAGTTAGATGAATACGGTAATCCCATACCACCATCACAAGCAATAAATAACCCATTAAGTGGGAATACATTAGACCCCTTTAATATGGGTTTGACACGTAAAGTAAACACCAAAAACACCACCGATACAACGAATAAAAGGGAGTTTAAACCAATAAATGACTATAAGCCAACCGGTAATTTGGTATATGGAAAAGAGTTTTTCAAAAAAATAGAGGACAAGTTTTCATAAATATTTGCGACAATTCTTTTGCCGCCAATATTTTGGTGAGATGGAGCAGAATAGTTTGCAAGCGGTGGGTGGGCAAGGTTTTTCGCGCGATGGTCGAAAAAGTGGCAAACATGTTTTTCAAAAACAACTTCCCCCAAAAAAGGGACATCAAAAGAATACCCGCCGAAAAACCACCCTTTTTACCCCATTTTTATCACTTTTTTAGTTTCGCAGCATTATGGTCGCCACGTGACCACGTCCTTGCATCGCCATCCACAGCATAAAGGTAACCCCGCGAAAAATGGGAGGGCGGATGCCGAAGAAGTGAATGATGATTGTTTTTTTCAATTCTAAAGCTGGATTTTCAAAATTGGACATTTATTTTTGTCCATTTTTGAAAACCGGGGGTAGAAATGTGAAAAAAACATCGATTTCATCACTCAGAGCATAATGCTCTAAATCGCGTTTTTAAGATTGAAAATTTGTTACCATATTTTTTTCAACTTTTTTATATATTTTGTGAAAACGATTTAGGCGTTTTTTATGTCATCATTATATATGATGACAATGATGACGCAAAAAAACGACGATTTTTTTATCTGCGAAAAATGTCACTTTATATCTAGCAAGAAATGTGACTTTGTAAGACACTTGTTGACACGTAAACACAAAAATGATGACAAAAAAGCGCAAAAAAACGCTGAAAAAAATGTCTGCATTTGTGGTAAGAGTTTTAAGTACCGCCAGGGACTTTTTGTTCATCGAAAAACGTGTACTAACAATGTCAATACCAACAGCAATAATGGTGTTGATTCAGAGAATAAAATAGAAGAAACTGTAGACACAAAAACGGACAA